ACGAGGGCAGCATGTCCGACTTCCTTGCTGCCCAGAAGGGTGAAAAGGGTGACACCGGCAAGGTGACCACACGAACGATCACACTCGAGTCCACGGCTTGGGATCCCACCGGTACGGGTCGTATCTCAGTAGCCGTAGACGGCGTGACAGCTGAGAGCACGATCCTCGTGAGCCCTGCACCAGATTCGATTGTGACGTATGGGAAATGCGGCGTATACGCTGCCGCGCAGGAAGAAGGCCGCTTGACGTTTGCGTGCGCCATGCAGCCACAAGAATCGCTCACCGTTAACATCGTCATCTTATGATACTGAACACATCCATTACAGGGGTGCCTGCCTTTACGGGTATCGTGCACAAGTACAAGGTGACGAATAAGAGCTTGGCCGGCTCGGCAGAGGTCGCCGCTGGGATGTTGGGGCGTGACATTGCTCCAACAGTGAATGGAGTATCTATGCCGCTTTCAGCTACGATTACGCCGGGCGGTGAGGGCGTCATCTGTTCCCCCGTCGCCAAGTTTGAGCTGAATACTCCGATCGGATGGGGTGAGTTGAATGCTCCTTACAATCGGATTCATTTGGGTGAAGCGGTTACGCTTTCCCGCACCTCCGAGGGGTATTTGCTGATTGAACGGGAGGTCGTGGCTGAGATATAGCCGCTTCCCTTGGGGCGCCCTGTTTTTCCGACACAAACAACGACTAACAACAATGGAAGTACTCTTTGAAGGCACCGGTGCCATGTTTTCCGTGGCCACCGCGTGTTTCATATTCGTTTTAATCGCCATCATCGTAGACCTCATCAGCGGCATACGGAAGGCCAAAGAGAGCAAGCAAGAGATCCGCTCGAAACCACTCAGCCGGACGGTCACGAAGTTCGTCATCTATGAGGGCGCCGTGGTCATTGCGACCATGATCGACTACATGCTGCATTTCTCGCATCTGTTTGTATTGATGAAGCTGCACCCCATCGTAGGGTTGCCCGTCATTACCTGTCTGATGAGTGTCTTTCTCTGCATCATCGAGATTCTCAGCGTACGCGAAAAGGCCGACGAAAAGACCCGCCGCCGCTCTGAGGCTATCGTGCAAGCCGTGATTGAAGCCCTTGGGACGGATAACCTCGCCGAGATTCTACGGAAGAAGGCGGATGACACCTTGCACGGTCACCAACCGCCCCCTCAACAACCCAACAAATAAACGATTCAACAACAATGAACACTCCAACCCAAACCACCATCCCGCCGGAGTTTGTCCCGACTTATGTCCCCTACAGCTACCTGGGACAACCCGTCAAGGGCGCCTTTGGAGCCAATACCCGGCCGGCCTTTGTTAAGGCCAGCGACCGCGCCTATTTCGAGGCAGACAACACGCTCAGCAACGCGATGCGCCAGCTGATGATCTCGATGGACGTGCTGGACACCGGCGCAGGCATGAAGCCCGTCGGCGATTTCAATTACTGCAATATCAAAGCACGCCGCGGGCAAAGCGGCCGCACGGGCTTTGATCCTGTTGAAGGCAGCGATGACCCGTATGCAAACTATGCCAACCACGTAGACTTTGCCCGGGCCAAATTGCAGCTCATCCAGAAACCGCTTTGGCGCGTGAACCTCAAGACGGACACCCCCTCGGAGGTGATCGACAAAATCGAGGGAACGCCCGTCGTTTGGGGTACCCTCTTCAGTCCCGCCGCGCAGCGTGCACTCGAGAGGGGCGAAGGCATCGATGACTTGAAGCTCGACTATGAGAAGGCCATCGTGAAGCGTTACCGCGCCCTCGGGATCACCGACATCCATAGCGCTCGCAAGAAGTATTACTGCGAAAAGATGACCGCCATCGGTCGGCAGGTAGGCCAGATGATGGCCGGTGGTGATCCGAACGTGACCTACACGCCAGACTTCGAGCGCAAAGCCGTGCCCGTTCCACCGCAGAGCCCTACACCCGTAGAGCCGCCGGTGGTGCCTCCCATTCGGCCAGCCGCTCCAGGTGCCCCGGACGTGCCGCCTCAGCCTACGTTGGTGCAAGGCCCCACGCCGATCACCCCCGAAGCGTTCGACGTCTTAGCGTTCACGCGAAAGACCAGGGCGCGGCTGATGGATGGGCGGGAGGTCTATGTGACGGCCGTCGACTTCGAGTTCCGACAAGTGAAGTTTTACAACGAGAAAGACGTCCCCTACTGGGTGAATCTGGACAAGGTGGCGGCGATCATTTGAAGGGTGGCGGGCAGATGAAAAAGAGGCAAGACGATTATGAGGCCTTTGTGGCCAAATTTGAGCGCAAACGCACTTCCGATGATTGCTACACGCCGCCCGAGGTGTACGACATCGTGCGCGGCTGGCTCGGCGAACAGGTCGACCTCGCCGACGCCCAGATCGTACGCCCCTTTTGGCCGGATACGGACTACAAACAAGTGGAATACCCCGCCGGGTGCGTCGTGGTGGATAATCCGCCTTTCTCGATTTTCGCCGAGATCGTGCGCTGGTATTTGGAGCGCGGCGTACGCTTCTTCCTGTTCGCTCAGCATAAGACGATTTTGGGTCTCGATGCGCCCTACACACGCCTCGTTTGCGGCGCGGATGTGATTTATGAGAACGGTGCCGCGGTGCGCACCTCTTTTGCCAGCAACCTATTCGGCGACGTGCTGGCTATGTCCGTGCCCGATCTTTACGAACGTCTCATGGCAGCTGTGCGCAGCAAGGATCCTTTGCCGCGCTATAGCTACCCCTCGCATGTGCTGACATTCTCCGATCTGGCCCGCTGCGCCAGCCACGGCGTAGCGCTCTCAATCCCTCGCAATGAGGCCACGTTTGTCCGCCGTTTGGACAGTCAGCAAGCATTGAAAAGAGGCATCTACGGCGGTGGCTTTTTGCTGTCTGATAGGCAGGCCGCCCGCATGGAAGCCGCTCTCCTCGAGGCCGACCGCCATAAAGCGGAAAAAGCCGCCCAGGAGATCGAAGCGCATGCGTGGGCGATCTCCGACCGTGAGCGCGAAATCATCGCCCAGCTGAGCGCCGGGCAGGCTTAGTTTTTCACCTTTCGTTTTTCATTTCTTCCCCCATGTTCCTGACCGTCGACGAACTTTATACCCACCTGCATGACGAGACGGTGGCCGTCATTAGCCGCGACACGGAGGCCATACCCGTGGCCGCCATCGACGCCGCCATTGCTGAGGCCAAAAGCTACTTGCATGACTTCGACACGGCTGCCATTTTCTCGGCTGAGGGTGAGGCGCGCAATGCGCTGTTGCTGCTATTTGTCAAAGACATTGCCGTGTGGCACTTTGTGAACCTCGGGAATGCCTGTATCGATATGGAACTGCGCGAAAAGCGTTACGACAGCGCTATCGCGTGGCTGCGGCTTGTGCAAAAGGGCGATCTCTCGCCAGACCTACCCCCACGCACCGCTGAACTCGGCCATGAGTCGCCGATCGGAAAGATTCACTTTGGCAGCAATCCCAAACGCGGCCAGCATTATTAAGCACTGATTAAACACCGATTAAACGCCATTTAATGAGCAATAAAACGAAGCATAAACAGGCCGCCGCTGGCCCCATCTCTACGCAGATCATTGTGCAGCCTGTGGTGCGCACCGTCCACGATGTGGCGGCGTGGCGTTCCGCACTGCGTATGGCCGACAACGGTAACCGTACAAAGCTCTACGACCTCTATAGCGACATCCTGCTGGATGGTGTGCTCGCCGACGCCATTGATAAACGTATCGACGCCGTCAAAGACGCCGATCTGTCGTTTACGATCGACAACAAAGACGTGGATGTAATGTATGATCTGATGGATACGGTCGAGTTCGAGGAACTAATCGGCGAGATTATGATGGCCAAATTCTGGGGTATCTCCGTCGATGAGTTCGATTTTGACGAGGATCGAACCTTCCGCTTTACGTCTATCAATCGGAAGCACATCCGCCCGAAGTTGAAAGAGATCGTAAGGCAGCAGACGGATGATCGCGGCATCTCCTACGCCGGTGATGATCGGGTCATTCAGTGGGGCAAAGACGATGATCTCGGGCTACTGCTGAAGGTCTCGCCATTGGTCATCTACAAACGCGGCGGATTTGGCGACTGGGCGCAGTTTGTCGAGCTGTTCGGCATGCCCCTTCGCATCGGCAAATACAGCGCAATGGATGAAGCCAGCCGCCGCGAATTGATCCGTGCTTTTGAGACGGCCGGATCGGCGCCTTATCTCGTTATCCCCAAAGAGACGGAGGCCACGCAGGAAGCCAACGCTGCGTCTGGCAACGGGCTTCTATATAAAGAGTTCCGGCAGGCTTGCACGGAGGAAATCCTGATCACCATTTTGGGGCAGACGATGACCACCGTAGACGGCAGTTCGCTGGCGCAAGGGCAGGTGCACATGGCTGTTCAAGAAAAGAAGCACCGCGCCGATAGGCGGTTCGTGGAGCGCATGCTCAATCGCTATTTCGTGCCCATGCTCATCCGCCGCGGCTACCCTGTTACCGGCGGAAAGTTCCGCTACATGGATGCCAAACGCGAGCTCGAGGTGCCCGAGATCATCCAACTCTCGGACATCCTACCCATCCCGCAGAGCTACCTGCATGAAAAGTACAACATTCCTCTACCCGAGCCCGGCGAACCTATCGCCCGCCGACAGGCGCAGCCACTCTTTGGCGTGCCCGAGGGAGACAGTGAGGAAGAAGAAACGGACGAAGAAGCCGGCCTTGACGAAAGCAAGGCTGATGCGCCAGAGCCAGACAAAAAGGCCGCAGAGGATGATGCGCCGACAAGTCGCAAAGTGAAACATGCGGATCGCGACCGCAGCAACTTCTTTGCCCGGTTGTTCGATTTTTTCGTCCCCGCCCGGTCATACGGCCGGGCGACATCCGACATCCTCACACTCTCGGAGGCCACGCTTGCGGATGCCCTGATCCGACAGACGATTGAGACAAAGGGCCGCGCTTATTTCAGCGCCGACCTGTTTGCCTACACCCACACGGAGCTCATCCGCGGACTGCGAAAGGGCTATCGCCGCGCGGACGTCCGGCTGGCTGATAGTGGCTTTGTCTACAATGCCAACGATGATGCTTACATCACCGCCTTGGAGCAAAACCTGTTTCATTTCTCAGCCGCCAAAACACTGGCCGAGGTGAGTGAGTTGAACCATCTGTTCCGCGAGAGCAAGGGCTACAGCGATTTCAGAAAGAAGGCCAAAGCTGTAACGGCAGCCTATAACGAGCAATGGCTGCGCACGGAGTACAATACGGCCGTATCCGTGGCCGAATCGGTAAGCACTTATCGGCGCCTTATGGCACAAACGAACGTATTCCCGTTTTGGGAGTACCGCACCGTGGGTGACGATCGTGTCCGACAGGAGCACCAAGCTTTGGAGGGGCTGATTCTACCAATAGAAGATCCGCGCTGGCAAAAGATTATGCCGCCCAACGGATGGAACTGTCGCTGCTATATCACCCCCAGAATGAGGCATGAAGGGGCTGATCTGGATATGGAAGCCATGCGCGCGCAGTGCGACGGATACCTCGAATCACCCGAATGGGGGCGGAGTGAGGCTCAGGGCTTTGGCGTCAATCGAGCTAATGAGGCCGCGGTGTTCACGGAGAATCAGATGTATATCCGCAACTTTACGGATATGCCCGGAAAAACGATCGAACAGATCACCCCGGAAGAATGGGGCGTAGAGGGATCGATCGATGCGCTGAAAGAGGAAGCAGAAAAAGAGGCACCCAAATACAAGGGCTCGGCGGATGACTGGTTCGACGCCAACAAGGTAGTCGAGGCCGGCATGGAACTGCTGAAGGTAAAAGATTATGCCGGCCGCGTGTGGCAGATGGGCAAAAAGGCGTTTAGGGTGCACTCTACGGACATAGTAAAGAAACGGGCTTTCCGTACTGAGTTTTTGAATACCATCCGGGAAGTAGCTGATGCGCCTGATGAAGTGTGGCTTGGTCGAGATCGAAAAGATAGGAACACCCATGTGAGGGCAGTCAACAATTACATAATGATCAAATACTACAAAGATGAGGCGATCGCCGTGATTGGAAAAGTTGAACGAGCGAAGCTGATGCTAAAATCGTGGTATGTACTAAGGGATAAGAATGTGCGCCGTGGGCTGCTGATCAAAAAGTGCCTCAAAACAAAATAAGCCGGAGCGATCCGGCTTATTGTATGGGGATTAATCAGCAATCCACGCTGTAGCTGTTACAGACGCTTCTCCCCCCCATCATCCCCGAGGTGTTGACGATATTGCTTAACCGTGATTGCAGACTTCAGCGCAAAAATACAACTAAACAGGAAAGTAGAGTATGGATTTGGAAGAATTTCGGGACTATTTGAAGGCGCTGCCGGGAAAGATTGAAGGTGCCGCGCCGGCTGTTGTGGCTGAAACGGCCGTGGAATACTTCAAAGAGCGCTTCAAAGAAAAGGCCTTCGACGGTGCGCCGTGGGCGCCTGGGCGGCCGAAAAAAAGCGGCTCCCTATTGGTGCAAAGCGGCAATCTGATGAATAGTATCCGCCCTGCCTATGTGGGCCCCGATAAGGTGATCATCTCAGCAGGGAACTCCCAAGTGCCCTACGCACAAGTGCACAATGAGGGGTTCGAGGGGGATGTGGCTATACAGTCCTATGTGCGCAGCACGAAGGGCAAAGCAAATAAGAAAAAGGCGGATGCCGGCGACGCCCCGGGCACGGTAAAGGCACACACGCGTCACATGAAAATTCCCCAGCGGCAATTCATGGGTGATGCCCACGAGCTGTCCGACCGCATCAAAGACCGCCTAAATGCGGCCATCAGCAATATCCTGTAATCAAATAAATAGAGGCAATGAATAAGGAACTGTTTATCGCTTTATGCGACCGAATTGGGCAATGTGTGCCCGAGATTCGTTTTATAGACTTCGACCGCGGGCAGCTGAGCGCATCCGGCGAACGCCCGCCTGTGGAATGGCCTTGTTGTCTGCTGAGCATCGACTACACGAATTGCCGTGACCTCGCCGTGGAAGAGAATACGCAATTGGTAATGGCTGACATCACCCTGCACGTGGCCTTTCCGCCGGCTGGCGAAACGCACAATCACGCCCCTGGAAAGGTGCGCGACATGGCCCTGCAAATGCTCGATACGGTGGAAAAGCTACATGATGCCCTTCAAGGTGAGACGCTGGGCGATACGGTTTCCGCCCTCAGCCGCAGCCGTGCCACAATGCAGACACGCAGCAATAAGATCGTCGTGTTCAATCTGATCTACTCGACAACCTTCCAAGAAGTAAAGTAGACGATCAAAAGGGGCGAAAATGTCCCCTTTCGAGGTGTGAAAGGGATACAAAAAACGGGGCGCGAAAAACACGTCCCGTTTTTGTACTTTTTGATTGGCGCCATTGTACTTTTTGATTGGCGGATTATA